GCAGCGCCCGGTTGATGGCGGCTTCGAACCGCGCCCGGTCGACGTCGGGCAGCACCTGGATAGTGACGGCCGGGAACTTGCCGAACCGGATGTTCTGGGTGATGGCTGCGTTGAAGGCGCTGAAGTCGGCGTCCACCGCGATGGTGACCGGCGAGACGCTGCGCACGGCCCGGTTGATGGCGCGTTCGATCCGCTGTCCGGCGATGCGGGCGCCCCGGTCCAGGACGCGTGCCAACCGGTCGGCCAGCTTCTCGGCACTGTCGACGGCCCGCTGGTCTTCCAGCGTGATCGTGACGAACCCGGCACCCAGGTCTTCGTCTGCCAAGGCCGTCGCCTCTCGGTGGTGGAAAGGGCCCCGGCCTAGCGCCAGCAGACACGGCCAGTCTAGCGACCGCCCTTGGCGTGTGGTTCGCTACGCGATACTGTGGTGGCAACACGCAACCACAAAGGACCGGTGACGGCATGGGCATGATCTACAGCACCTACCACTTCTACGGGGCGCACGTTCCGGCGGACGAGTGGTACTGCGACCACGCGTGGTTCGAGGCCGATCGCCTGCGCGGTGTGCTGAAATCTCTCGGCCTGAAGGACAGCACCGCTTCGCTGGGTGTGCTGACGGCGGGCAACTACGACCGCGACATGCTCTTCCTGATCATCCGGATCAAGGAACTCAGCCCCGTGGTGCAGCTCGGCGAGTTCAGGCTGTCGCAACAGCTTCCGGTTCTGCCGCAATGGGACAGGGCGCTCTCGCTGGCAGCCACCGCAGCCGACTACGACCCGTCCAAGCTGGTGTTCGGCTGGGTCACGGTTCCGGACTGCTCGTGACCGGACGGCGAGGCCCCCGCAGCGAGATGCTGCGGGGGCCTCGCGCTACTGGCCGAAAGACGCGTCGGCGGCCGCGAAGCGGGCCAGCATCGCTTCTGCGCACTCGACCGACATGCCGCTTCCGGACGGAACTGCGCGGCCCGCTGCGGCCGCCCTGCGGCGTTCCTCGCGGACTTCCCTCGGTTCGGCGGTGAGCTGCGCCTGAAGGCGTCGGTGCTCGGCTTCGTCCTTCGCGCTGCGGCGCAGCGACGCCTCGAAGGCGGCGAGCAGCAGGTTGAGGTCCCAGCCACGCGGATCCACCCCCGACAGCGCGAGGTCGCCGGTCCACCCGTCCCACGCGTCGGCCGCCAGCAGGATCAGCCGCTGGACGTGCCACCAGCGGCGTCCGGGTTTCCCGAGCCGCCGCCGTACAGCTCGGTGACCCACTCGATCAACTGGACCAGCACCCGCTGCGGCAGCCGCATGGTGCGGAAGGTCTCGCGCGACTCGGGGACCAGCAGCTCTTCCAGGAAGGCGCGCATGGCGCTGTCCAGCTCTTTCAGGATCTTGGTGTCGGGAACCTCGGACGCCTTGGCGTGCTGGGTGGCGCTGGCCTTGCGGGCGGGGCGGTTGCTGGCGCTGGCCCGCTGCTGGACGTCCTGAAGCGCGGTGTAGGCCTGGATGAAGTCCGAGCCGATGACCTCGGGTTCGAAGAGCAGCACGTGCTCACCGATGCGTGCGGTGTGCGGCTCGGTGTTGATGTTGAAAGTGCGTTCGGCCACGGCGGGCCCCTTTCCGGTGGTTGCGTTGCTGTTCCAGACTACCCGGTCACCGGCCGACCGGCCGCCCCCACTTCGACGCGGCCGCCGTCGGTGCGGACTGCCGTTGCGCGGCCGGGTTGTGCGTCCGCACGGGCTCGTTCCAGTCCAGGTGTGCGACGGCGTAGCGGGCTGCGTCCATCGAATGGTCGTGCACCTTGAGCGGTACCTCGCGCGGGATACCGTCGGCCCCGCGCTCGACTGCCCACACGTAGCCGTTCACCTCACCGAGGAAGCCGCGCGGACGCTTCTGCGCTTCGCCGTTGAGGTCGCGTCCGAGAACACAGTCGCGGAACACGAACAGCCGGGGGCGGCCGTCACCGGCCGGACGCAACCGGCTGTCCATGAGCTGGACGCCGCGCGAGACGGCCTTGCGCGCCGCCGTGGTGGCGAGTCCGCTGTGCCGGGTCAGCGTGGCCCGGTCCTCGGCGTCGTGGTCGCAGACGGTGTGCGTCGGCCAGCCCTCGGTGTCGCGGTTCTCGATCAGGATCTGCTTGATCCGCTTGGCGTGGTCCTCGACCAGGGTTTGCGTCTGGTGGATCTCGCGGGTCAGGTACAGGCGGCCGTCCGGATCGACGCGCCACCACTGGCACACGAAGGGGTTGCTGTAGCCGAAGTCGATCGAGAGGAACAGCGGCCACTCGGGCGGGACCTCGAAGGGCTCGATGCGGTTGGCGTCGTCGCGCCAGGACGAGAACACGAGACCGGACTGAGCGACCCAACGGCCGTGCAGGTACCGTTCGCGGCGCGTCCCCGTGAGGGTCCTGAGGAACTTCAGGTAGTCGGTCCCGGCCGCCGTCCAGGCGCCGTCCCGGCCGCAGAGGTAGGGGTTGTCCTCGTGCCTGCTGTAGATGATCCGGGCTTCCCCGGTGTCCGCCCGCTTCTTCAGGTGGTGTTCCGGGTGGGCCGGGTTGGTCATGCACAGCAGTTGCTTGTAAGTGGGCGCGCTGCCACGTAGGCGGGTGAGCAGGGTTTCCAGTGCCGTGATGCTGATCTCAGTGGCCTCGTCCACGTAGATGCGGTCCAGGGACATGCTCAGGAACTTGGCCGGTTGGTCCAGACCGCCCACCAGGATCTGGCTGCCGTTGCGGTAGTTGTAGGCAGCGGGCTTGCGGCCCGAGCCGCCGAACCACACGACCTCGCCCGAGGCGAGTTCCTGCGCCACCACGTTGCGTTCGAACTCGGCGAGGGTACTGCCCTTGAGCGAAGCGTGTGTCTGCCTCACGATGAGCTGGACGCTTCGCGGCACCTGCAAGGCAGTCAGGTGCGCCTTGCAGAGCGCGGCCAAGGTCTTGCCGGTACCGGCCGCGCCCGAGGCGATCACGATGGGCTCACGGGCCGTCAGCAGGTCGACGGCCGAGCCCCGGAACTCGAACTCGGTCACGTCAGATGATGTCCTTCGGGTCGAGCCCGATGATGCGGATCGTAGGCACGGACCCCGCTTCCTCGGCCTTCGGCGCGGTGACGCCGTTGAGCTTGGCCAGCGACTCGACCAGGCGGCGTGCTTCGTCCACCGCGCGCAGCTTCACCGGCCGGTCGTCCGGCGTGTATTCGTCGCCGTTGTCGTTGATGACCGACGGTGCGGGCTGGTCCAGCATGGACAGCGTCTCACCGAGCAGGTGTTCGAGCCGCAGGTTCGCGGTGTCGCGCATCATGTCGGCGGTCTCTTCGGCCCGCAGGGTGGCCGCCGCCATGGCGTCGCCGACGGCGCGCAGCGCGGCAGCCGGTCCCGGGTAGCCGCAGCGCTCGGCGATCTCGTTCCAGTGCGCGCCGCGCACCCGCAGCTTCACGGCCCGGTCGAGCTTCTGCTGCGCCACCAGCTCGGCGGCCACGTTGTCGCTGTCGGCCATCGCGGACCCCTCTCGTCGGGTCAAGGGTAGCCGGACACAGCAGAGCCCCGGCGTGACCGACGGGTAAGGCCGGATTGAAGCCGGGGCTCTGCCGTGCAACCACCCGAGGTACCACCGGAACCGAGAGCGGACGCGTCCAGGGTAGCGCAGGTAACCGGCCGCACACGTCGTTCGCACCACCCTGCGCGCCTGTGCCGTGCGTGCAACCCATCTTGTGGTATGGGGTATCGTTGATAGACCACCACAGAAACCGCTACCCCGAGGCGGCGCACCATGGCTGTCGACCCCTACCCCAGCAAGCGCAACGATCCGGCCTGGAACGACTTCGCCGAGGCGCACGACGGCCCACCCGTCAAGCCTCGCTCGAAGCCGAAGGCCGCTGTCCCGCCGGGCATCGACGTGAACGCCATGATCCGGCTGGTCGAACAGACGCAGGCCGTCCAGTCGGCCGTCCTCGCGCCCCGGGCGCGCACCCTGCCACCGTGGTCCAAGCACGAGACGGCGAAGACGGTCTACTGGTGCGCCGCTGTCCCGACTGTGGTGACC